AAAATAAAAAACCAACTGAACAAATTAAAAAAATACCTGCATTTGGATTCGGTAATGGAAATGAAGTTGAAATATACGTTATTAAACCTTATGTAAGTGGATTTGATTATTATAGTCCTATTGACTATTCTGGTTCTTTACCTTATGCTTTATTAGAAGAAAACATAGCAGACTATCAAATTAATGATTGTCAAAACGGTTTTAGTGGAACAAAAGTAATCAATTTCAATGCAGGTATTCCAACAGAGGAAATGCGTGATAAAATTAAACGTGATGTTCTTTCTAAACTTACAGGTGCAAGAGGTGAAAAAGTAATTGTAGCTTTTAATCAAAATGCTGAATCAAAAACAACTGTAGAAGATTTACCTTTAAATGATGCTCCTGCACATTACGAATATTTATCTAAAGAATGTTTTGAAAAGTTAATTGTAGGACATAGAGTTACAAGTCCTATGCTTTTAGGTATTCGTGATTCAGGTGGTGGTTTAGGAAATAATGCAGATGAAATTAAAACTGCTACTTTGTTATTTGACAACATAGTAATTAAACCTTACCAACTTGAAATTATTGATGCTTTAGATGAAGTATTAGCAGTAAATGATATTTCATTAAAACTATACTTTAAAACTATTCAACCTTTAGAATTTGTAGATGCTTCAGGAATGAATGCAGAAGTTACTGAAGAAGAAACAGGATATAAGATGAGTTCTGAAAAAGTTTGTTGTTCTACTGAATCTGATTTAGATGATGCTATTGCTGATGAATTAATTGCTTTAGGTGAAGAACCAAATGAAAAATGGCTTTTGATTGACGAAAGTGAAGTTGACTATGATACAGATGATTCTGAAAATGAATTATTAAGTAAAGTTGAAAAACAAAGTTTATTTTCTAAATTATTTAATTTTGTTAGTACAGGAACTGCAAATCCTAATGCTAAATCTGAACAAGATAAAGTTATAGATGGAATTAGATTTATTACTCGTTATATTTATGCGGGAGAAACTAATTCAAAAAGTAGGTTGTTTTGTCAAAAAATGAATAACGCAGGTAAAATATATCGTAAAGAAGATATATTAAGAATGTCAACTCAACCTGTAAACGTAGGTTTAGGTAAAAATGGAGAAGATACTTATAATATTTGGCTTTGGAAAGGCGGAAAATTTTGCCACCATAGATGGAATAAGCAAGTATATGCAAGTTTTGAAGGTGTTAATATAGATGTTAATTCACCAAAAGCTAAACAAATAGCAGGTGCAAAAGCAGAAAAATATGGTTATGTAGTTAAAAACGATTCATTAGTTTCTACAAGACCAATAGATACACCAACAAGAGGAGCGTATTTAGGTTAATATATTTATAAAGTTGGCATAAGATTGTAAACAAATAATCCGTACTTTTATTATTATTAAAAAAATATATAAAATATGGAAACTTGGAAAACAATTAAAGGATTTGAAGGACAATATGAAATTAGTAATATTGGAAATTTAAGAAGTGTTGATAGATTAGTAGACCATTACAAAGGAGGTAAAAGACTTTGCAAAGGTTCTAACAAAAATATCAGATTAAATGATAAAGGATATTACAGATGTAATTTAAAAAAGGATGGTAAAAGATATGATTTTACAGTTCATAGATTAGTAGCTATAGCTTTTTTAGAAAAACCATTTGACAAAGATATTATTAATCATATAAACGGAATTAAAACTGATAATAGAGTTGAAAATTTAGAATGGTGCAACTCAAGTGAAAATACAATACACGCAGTAAAAGAAAGATTAATAAAAACTAAATTAACAGACGATGAAGCTTTAAAAATTTTAAATTCAGATTTAAGTACAAGAAAATTAGGGAAAATATATAATGTTTCTGCTTGTATTATTTGGAGAATAAAAAACAAAAAAGCTTATAAGCATTTATAAAAAAACAAATTATGGCATCCGCACTTTTTGTAACAAGAGAAGATATAGTAAAATTTACTGCAATGAATGGTAATGTCGATACAGACAAATTCATTCAATTCGTAAAGATTGCTCAAGATATACACATTCAAAACTATTTAGGTACAAAGTTGTTTAATAAAATAAACGATGAAATTGTAGCAGGTACTTTAGCAAATCCTTATTTAGCCCTTTTAAAGGACTATATTAAGCCAATGGTAATACACTTTGCTATGGTAGAATATTTGCCATTTGCAGCTTATACAATAGCTAATAAAGGTGTATTCAAACACAATAGTGAGAATAGTACAAACGTAGAAAAGAATGAAGTAGATTTCTTAATTGAAAAAGAAAGGGATATTGCACAACACTATACAAATAGGTTTATAGATTATATGAGTTATAATCAAGTTTTATTTCCTGAATACAATACTAATTCAAACGGTGATATGTTCCCTGATTCAGAAGCAAATTTTATAGGATGGGTAATCTAAAAGAAACTTACAAGCCAAAAGCGGTTAACGTTAAAAAACTGCAACTATTTTTAAATAAAATAAAAGACAAAAAATGAGTTTACAATTCACACACATAAAAGGCGATACTTTTGACCAAGTAGCTTTTCAATTAAAGATTAATGAAAGTGCTGTTAATTTAACAGGTGCAACCATTAGAATGCAGTTGCGTAAATGCTATTCAGATACAACGGCTGCTTTATCACTTACTTCGGTATCTTCTGCAGGTATTACTATAACAAATGCCACAAATGGAGAATTTAAAATTAACACACAAATTATAGACATACCTGTTTATAATTACGTATATGACATTCAAATTACTTTAGCAAGTGGAGTAGTTAAAACTTATGTACAAGGTGGGTTCAATATTACTAACGAAGTAACAAGATAAAAAGATGGGTGATGATATTACTATTGGTGTAACTGAAATTGTAAACAATATTGAAGTTACTGCACAACCAAACGACCAAATTGTAGAAATAGATGTAGTTGACAATTCAGATGATGTTACATTAAATATAACACCTACTGTAATTGAAATCAATATAAACAAAGGTAGTTCATTTGCAAGATGGGGTGACATATTAGGTAATTTACCTGACCAAGAAGATTTGCAAAATGTTTTAAACCTAAAAGCTGATTTAGTTGGTGGTTTAGTTCCTGCTTCACAATTACCTTCTTACGTTGATGACATTATAGAAGTAGCTAATTACGCTGCTTTACCTACTACAGGTGAAGTTGGAAAAATATATGTAACATTAGACAACAATAAAATATTCCGTTGGAGTGGTTCAGTTTACATTGAAATAGCTGCCAATACGGGTGTATGGGGTGCAATTACAGGAACGTTAAGTAGTCAAACAGACTTACAAACTGCATTAGATACAAAAGCATTAAAAACAATTACAATTACACCTTCAGCACCTTTATCAGGTGGTGGTGATTTAAGTGCTAATAGAACAATATCAATAAGTCAATCAAACGCTACTACAGATGGTTATTTAAGTTCTATTGATTGGAATAAGTTTAATAATAATATTCCTGCAGGAACACCTACAACGGGTGATTTTGTTTTTTACAATGGTTCAAATTTAGCATACAAAGCACTTTTAGCAAGTTCGCCTTTATCTTATAATTCAGGAACGGGTACATTTTCAATTTCACAAGCTACAACATCAACAAATGGTTATTTAAGCTCTACAGATTGGAATGCTTTTAATAATAAAGTTGAATCAGTAGCTGCGAGTGCTCCTTTAGGTTCAACGGGTGGAAAATCTCCTGTTATTTCTATAACACAAGCAACTACAAGTTCAAATGGTTATTTAAGTTCAACGGATTGGAATACTTTTAATGGAAAACAAACTGCTTTAAGTGGAACAGGGTTTGTTAAAATAAGTGGTACTACAATAAGTTATGACAATAATACTTACGCTTTAGATAATGCGGTAGTACATTTAGCAGGAACTGAAACTATTACAGGAGTAAAGACTTTTTCAAGTCAAATGACTGCTGCAAAAATATTAATGTCTAATTCAAGTAGTGACCGTTCATTAGAATTAACAAACTCAAGTTCGGGGCAATCTATTTATGTAGTCAATACAGGTTCGGGAAGTGCTATTCAAAATTTAAACAATGGAAATAGTGGCGTTGGTTTTATGTCGGCTAATTCAATTACTGCAACGGGTAATTTATATCAAGGAAATTTTAATGGTGGTCGTGTATTTTCAGTAGGTTCTCAAGGTAATGGATATTTTGCAGGAAATGTTGGTATTGGAACAACGTCACCTAATTTTTCATCATCAGGACGTACTGTAACAGATATAAACGGAACATCACAAGCAATGTTAGCTTTAAGTGTTGGTGGAGTTGGTAAAGGGTTTTTATTTCATACAGGAACAGATTTATTAGTTTCTAACGAAGGTAATGGAGCTATAAAGTTAAACACAAACGGTTCGCAAAAAGTAGTTATTGAAGCGGGTGGCAACGTAGGAATAGGTACAACAAGTCCGAGTCAATTATTACAAGTTGTTGGTGGAATTGGCGAGTTTGTACGTACAGGTGGGGATAGCCAAGTTAGAGTAACTGCTTCAGGAGTTGCTAATACAGTATTTGGTTTTAACAATTCAGGTTCAACAAGTGTTTTTGGAGTTCCAAACAATACATCTTATTTGTTTAATGGGCAAGCATATCCATTAGTATTTGGTACTGATAGCACCGAACGTATGCGTATCACTTCGGGTGGCAACGTTGAATTAAAAAACTCAGATTCAAGACTTTATGGAGGAGATAATGTGGGGCGTTTTATTATAGGAAACCCAAGTGTTACTACTTATTTAGCAATGTATGGAAGTTCACACGCATCATTTCCACATTTAGCTCAATTTGTTGTTAATAATTCAGCAGTTCTTAATATGACTTCAGGTGGCAACGTAGGAATAGGTATAACAAGTCCAAGTGAGAAATTAGATGTAAATGGAAATATAAAATCTTCAGGAAGTATTATTATAGGTTCTGGTGGTTCAACAAGTCCGGGTTCTATATTTTCAAACGCAAATTTTGGTTTTTGGTTTAAATCAACACAAAGTTCTCCGGGTGTAGCTCACTATCAATTTGGAGATTATAGTGGTAATCCTCTTATGATTATTAACCCAAGTGGCAACGTAGGTATAGGGACAACAAGTCCCGGGTCTAAATTAACTGTTGACGGAGGTTCTATTAGATTATTATCAGGTAACGATTTAGCATTTAATAGACCAGA